CCGTCAATCGTAAAGAACACGAACACATCTACGCCGTTATTTGTAGTGGTCAACGTAGGCGCTGTTCCAGCAGGCCAGTCAACGCTTGTAGGCCATGTGATTGTTCGTGCCGTGCTGTCCTGAATTACCTTCAAAACAAATGCAGTAGCTGTTCCGCTTGCACCGGGATTACTGAAGGTATAGGTCACGTTCTCAGTAAGGTCGTGTTCCCATACATTTCCAAGTCTCAGATTTATTGTGAAGGCATTGGAGCTAGACGTTATCGTATTTACGTCATCCGTCGTTCCAGAGTCAAAATTTACAACACCATTGGCATCTGCTGTTACAGCCTTTGAGGCTTCAGTCAGGCCAAGCGTAGTAATGTCTAAGTAATTCAGCTCTGTTGTAGTAGCAGTGACCCCATCCAGTAGGTTCAGCTCAGTAGCCGTCGAGGTAACACCATCGAGAATATTTAGTTCCGCAGTCGTGCTAGTGACACCATCCAGTATGTTAAGTTCTGTGGCAGTCGCTGTAACTCCATCAAGAATGTTTAACTCTGCCGCTGTGCTTGTAACATCACTAAGCTGACTGGCCGTAATAGACAACGCCGCTTGGTGTTGTGTAACAGACGCCTCTGTCACTGTAAGACTCGGGATAACGCCAGCAACATAATCAATAACAGCGGCATTAGTAGGAATCTGATTATCTACATCTGAAAATGTTTCAGACGATAATGTAACTGCACCAGCATCAAGATTAGAAAACGATACGCTAGTTAATACAGCAGAACCGCCTACCGTAGCTGATGTAGCCGCAAGAGCAGTAAACGTCCCTGCCGCCGCAGTAGAGCCACCGATAACCATGTTATCTGCTGTACCGCCGTCTAGGTTGGCGGTTGTAATCGTGCCAAGGTTGCTGATAGTTGCACCGCTAAAGTTGACAGTGCCACTAGCAGTTAAGTTAGTAAACGTACCAGCACCAGCAGATGAACCGCCAATCGTAGCGCCATCTACCGTACCGCCGTTAATGTCTGCGGTTGTTGCGGTTAGGTCAGTAAAAGTACCAGCGGCGGCTGAGTTAGCGCCTATCGTTGTCCCATCAATAGCCCCTGCGTTTATATCAACAGTGGGAATGGTAACTGTGCCGGTGAAAGTTGTACCTGATTTGTCAGCCTTAGTTGCAATGGCTGTGGAGATGGCGTCGAATTCTACCTCAAATTCAGCACCCTTGATGATCTTTCCGGTATCTCCAGAAGGTAACGAATCTTTGGCTTCAAAGTCGGTAGTCTTAGTATAATCAGACATTATAAATTCCTATTGGAGAAAAGAGGAAGGGGGCCATGAAGACCCCCTGAGGTTACGCTACTTCTTACTCTGGAATAGCAAGAACAAAACCAGCTTCAGGACGATATACTTCGATACCGTACAGGCAGTCAGCCGTGTAGAGGGTAGAGAGGTATTCCTGCTTGTACTGGGTCTGTGAGCGTACAGCTTGCTGCTCAGCCATGACGAAAGCGTCAGTGTGGAACAACAATGCAGCACGGGTATCAGCTGTAGCACCCGTTGCCGTGTTGGCCGTTGCGGTTTCGATAGTACGGCAGTTTGCAGAAACGTAAACGTCTACACCGTACAGGTTACCGATAAGGCCAGTCTGGGTAGCTTGTCCGCCTACGAAGTCCGAAGACACGTAACGGTCAATGCCCATGATGGTGTTACGTACTGAAGGAGGAATGACAAAGTGTCGTCCGTCCATAGGTACGTTGTTGTCGTCCAACTTCTGGATCATGCCACGGAAGAACGCATCGTTAAATACGTCAGCAGGCAAGACCGTATCATCAGTATACTGAGTGATAGTTGAACCAGCATCATTAAAGAAGCAGCCACTGTTTTCGTAGCTAGAACCAGTGTCGGTCGGGCTGAAAGTCTTAGTACCGTCGCCAAGACCAGTCGCAGCTGAGTGAAGGTCATTGTCGATGCGGGTAGCCAAAGCATAGCCAGCATCTTCAGTGTAGAACTGACGGAGGCTTGAGAGAGCCTGTACTTCTACGATGTCCTCAATGAGTCGTGAGTACTCAAAGTGACGGTCGATGTCTACAGTCAGTTCGCCTTCAGTGTTTGCAATGATAGTAACTGCAGTGTCAGCAGCTTTTGCATTTGCGTCACCACGTACGGGCTTGGGTACATGCAGCTTGTCGCCTTTCTTGCCAGCCATGGCAATCTTCTTGACAAGCGGAGCCATCTTGAGGTTCTTCTGATAAGCGGCGATAATTTCGTCACTCCAGATTTCTGGAATAAACTTATCAGCTTCTGTTTTCGCAGTAAAGCCCGCTGCGCCGGGATAAGTTGCAGTAGCCATGTCAATCTCCTAATAGATTATCTGACTCGACCCTCTGCGTAAGCTGTTAGTATGTCTTCAGACAACGCTTGATAACGCTCAGGGTCTGTTTTCATTAGTTTAATTAAGTCGGCCCTACGATATACTTTTTTACGTGTCCCTTCAGCTGTGCCTCGTGCATTGCCTGTACTTGCTGCCTTGAGTTGCTGCTTACGTGCCTGTCTTTCGACTTGAGCAGTCTGCTGAGTTACTGAACGTCTTTCTTTCCAAAGACTAAACAGTTCGTCAGCCGCATCAGTATCGTACTCTTGGTCTGCTCGTACAAACAACTGAGTCCTAATCTTAGAAGACTTTATCCAGTCAGCAAACTTAGGATCATCTAAGATTTCACGCATGTCTGGATGTTTATTATTAAGAATAGACAACGAAGACTGTTTTTTGTATTCGTTTGTGTATTCCCTTGCTTCTCTAACACTAGGATGGTTCTCAATAGCACTATTTACAGCTGCTTTTGGGTCTGTAAAATAATCTATCTCTTGTTCGGGCTCAACACTTGGTTGAGGTGCTTGAGGTGTAGTTTGATTATTAATGTAATCATCTACAACTTTACGAAGCTCTCCTACTTCAGAGGACTGACGACCCAGAAGCTTTTCAGCCTCTTGGTGCATCTGTACAACTTCTTCTAAGGATTTACCTTGGTACTTCTCTGGGACTGTAGGTTCTTCTTGAGGTTGCTCAACTTCTGGTTCTTGTTGAATCTCTTCTGCTTCGTTTTCAATGTTGTCTACGTTTTCCTCTTCAGGGGGCAGATCAACCATTGTTGCTCTTGACATAATTAAACTCCGTGATTGTAATCATTATGGAGATGAGGATTTACGGCCTGCTTTTTCGTGCTCTTTCACCCACTTCATGTGCCTACCGGGGAAGTCCCCAGAGTGGCCCTCAAGGTGAAAGGACGGGGCAGATACCATTCGTGTAGCAACAGCACCACAACCGCACCTACTGGTTGTAGTACCGTCTCCTACCATTTCTTCAAAGACGTGTCCGTTTGTGCAACGGAAATCGTAAATTTTGTACATTTTTATTCTTCCGCTTCTACTTCCGCTTGATCTCTAGCAGCTTCTGTAGTAGCCTGTAGATTCAAAATGGTTGCAAAAGCAGCTACTTGGCCTTTACGAAAGAAGAGTTCTTCTTCGTTTTTAACACTTTGTATGTCAGCCAACTGCTGTGCATTAGTGGAAAGCTCTTGTAAGAGTTGTTTGAAACCTTCGTGATTGAAGAGTTCATTGTAGTTATTAAAGTAGGTCTCAAGCTCTGGACTCATGTTTTCCTCTAAAGTTGCTTACTACAGGTTTATTATAGCATATAATTTAGCTAATGTCAAGCTTTTTTAGTGGTTCGTCTACGACGACCTGATGCGGTAACAGCGTGTTTGATCTTGGCTGGGCCTTTCTTACGCCTAGACGAAGAAGCCTTTTCAGCCTTGGTCATCTTGGCCGCTACCGCCTTAGGTCGACATGAGGGGTACGGACGCTTCTTTTTTTCTTTACCACTACGACCACACTTCTTGCCTGTCTTAACGTCGACCCACTCTTCAGCAAACCACTTCTTTAGTCCACCTTTAGCCATAGGTTCCACCACGTTTCTTGTATTCTCGTGTCAACCACGCCGAAGCGTACGCAGAAGGCCAAACGTCAAACTTACGTTTTGCCTCTGCTTTTACACGAGCGTACAATGCCTTGTTCTTAGGATTAGGCCCAGACTTTTTCTTCTTGGGTTTAGCTTTAGCTGGCACGTCGACTCCTCCGCTTAACTGCTGCTTTCATTTTGGCGTCCATTTTTTCTTCAGCCAACTTCTTTTTCATTGCAGCTTGCTTAGCAGCAGAAGGTATTTCGTTCCGAGCGTCTCTACGTGCCTGAGCCAACATACGATTGACTTGAGCCTGCGTGTACATCTTTGGTTTAGGTTGTGCTTTACTTTTTGCCTTTGCCACGATTTCTTAACCCCTTAAAGTCAGCGCCCGTGATTTTATTGCGTGGAGGTGCTACACGAGCTATTTTCTTTTGTTTTGGTGAGTAACCTTTTTTACCTTTTGGCATGTCACTTACCTCTTGGCTTTTTTACTTTTTTCTTCTTGGGTTTGCTTGATGGGTATCCGTATCCGGGCATAATGGCCTCCTATTTACCTTTGTGGACTTTTTGTACTTCAAAGTTTGCAGACTTGGACGCACCCTTGTGGGGTTTGTAACCGCCTGCAGGATCTTTCATTAGCTTATAGCCACTACCGCTTTTCATCCAGTGGTAGCCTTTGGGTGCAGGTACTTTCATTAGTTATAACTCTTTTTGGGCATACGAACTTCTTTACCGTCTTGGAAATAGCGGATGCCTTCGCCAGTTCCACGAACATCAATACTTCGGCTCATGTCTGCAACAGGTAAGGACTTAGAGCCTCCGGACAAGTCGACGTTGCCTGCAGTGTACCCTGCTGCACCGCCCACTGCTCCAGCTTTACGTTGGCCTTCACGGTAAGTCCGTTGGCCTTTGGTGCCTTTTTCGCTTTGCTTCTGACCGGGTGTCTTAGCAGTTTTCATATCTTTGATATGTTTTTTGGCTTCTTCGTACGCTTTTTTACCGTATTTGGCGATTGCCTTACCTGCGCTTGTTGAGGCAGCATACTTCATTATTTCTCTAGCAAGCGTTATCTGCATAGCCATATCTATCTCCTCACCACTTAACCTTGTTAGCCCAATAAGCCGCAGACATTTTACCTTTGGCTATGTTCTTTGCGTGACGTGCTTTAAAAGACGCCCTCTTCTTTTTCATACGGTCAGACTCACCCTTCTTTGGTTTGCCTGCAGTACTCGCTCCTTGCTCACCGAACCGTATAGTTTTAATCTTGTCGCCTTCCTTGGCAACCACGATGTGAGACTTCTTAGGGTGGTTAGGCGTTCTCTTCGGTTTGTTGAACCCGCTTACCCCTGCTCGCTTTAGACTTGGGTGCTTCTCTGGCATTAGTTAAGTCCTCCACCTTGCGTTCCAGTTCCGATATCCTGTCCCACTGGTGTTGGAACTCTTGGTTGATCCGGAGTAGCAGGGCTTTCAGTTCGTGGTCGGTTAGCATCATTTTTACCTTCTATCTGTTGCTTTTTCAAGAGAGTATCAGCAACCTTCATACGACGTTCAAACTCTCTGTCTTCTTCGTCGCCTTCCCGTAGGTTCCGGGTGATTGCATTGATACGGTCAATCTCAAGCTCCTGTGGCACTGCCTGTGCTTCAGCAGCCAGCTTAGTTGCCCTAGCTTGCGACTCTTGAGCCTGAGAAGCCAGTAGTGCTGTCTGGGACTGCTGGAACTGCAGCTGTGCTTGTTGAGCAGCTTGAGACAACTGAGCTGCTTGTGGGTCAGGCTGCATTGCCTTGCCCATAGCTGCCAGAAGCTCTTCACGGTTAGACAAGTTCATGTTGTCAATAACCGACTGTATCAGGGTGTTGTACAGAGGTGACTCTTTGCCCATAGTCTGAAGCAGCTGTACTAGCTGAGTCACTTCGTATTCACGAGCAATGATGCCTAGAGTACTGCTGGCGTTGAACTTGTAGTCCGACACTGGATAGTTC